GCATTGCGCCCTGCGTTTGTTGAATCATTCGGAAAGGAAAGCCCTTCAACATTTCCGAACGTTCCAGATCTGTTTTATCCGGGAACAAGTATTTCAGAGCTTCGACACTATCTACGCCGAGCTCCTGCAAGTTCCGGACTACGATTGACTTCTGGTTGATATCGTACGCAGTATCTTCGTACACATCACCCTGGAATCGATACGTTACAGCACGATCTCCGTCAGGAGGCAGTCCGAAAACACCGCGTGGGACTTTGTTATCTGCGAGAGCAGCTTGAATCGCTAAATCGACATTTTCTTCATACTTTGTTAGTTTCGACTGGTACTTAAGCAGCGTTTCTTCTGTTTGTTCTTTGGGTTCTTTCGGAGGGACTAATCCCATAACCGAAATAAAACTTTCGCGGAAAATTTGCTCCTGATGGTACAGGATCATTTCCAACAAACGGCAGAAACCGTAAGTCAGAAAACTCTTATTTTTACGGAGGGCAGTCGCTTGAGCGCGACCCATAAGTCCTTTAATTTCTGTCGCAGTGGCTCCGGCGCTGATTGATATTTCGTCAACGCCGCCCAAGGCTGTTCGAATCTCCTCTCGTAATAAAAGCGCATAACGATTCATATCCCCGTTAACGGGGTCTGGTGTCATATAGCCCACGCGGTCGGAGGGCTCAACGTTCGCGATAATACGAGGAACTCGTAGTCCGCCTAGACCAGATTGAGAACCGAAAGGTTCTGAAACACGTGTCGAGGGCGAATCGATACCAGCGAAACCACTTTGACTGCTGATCGTGGGACGGAAGGTCCGATCTGCATCCGAAGCTTCGACCAGATCACTGCGAGGACGCGAACTGATCAGTGTGGGGTTTCCAAAGAACTCAATGTTCTTGGCGATGTTCTGCATCATTTGATCGTGCAGAACAATCTGTTGCATGAAGGGTTCAAATTCCCCCTCACCTTCAGTGCCACTGGCGTTGGGTTTGTTTAAAACCTCAACAGCAGGGATAAACCCGAGAGTATTTGGACGACTGTTCTTAGGAGTAATTAAAGACCCGGGTTCTAACTCAAAACTGAGCTCACTATTTGCTTCGTATTCTGTGATTTTATCGTTAGTAATCGAGATTCGGACATACCGCTTGTTCTGACCCTGCGTATCAGCAGGCAGACCGATAGCGCTATTACGAATCTTATAGCTGTAAATGATTACGACTTCTTCGATCTCCCCGTTAATGTCGTGGTAGACCCGATATTGAGTTTTGTTAAAGAAATAAATCTGATATTTCAGCTTCGGATCAGGACGGAAGTAGAACAAGCCGCAACCGTCGATCAAAAAATTGCGAATGATCGAAGGAAAACGAATATCCAACCTGTTCAGTTGGATAAGGTCTTCAACAAACTTTGTCCGAGCCTTATAGGTGTCTTGCTCGCAGTAAAAAAACAGCCCTTTTTTCATCATCAGCAGCGTCATTTGCTGCAGATGACTAAGGACAACCATAGTCGCCGATTGTTTGCTGCGATCCTGAGTTCTAGAAGCTTCTAGAATCTCGTTAAACCGCTGCCGTACGCTTAGGTTGTCCGCAGGCATCGACGTTTTCCTTTATAAGTCAGCGAGAACCGGCTTCCCGCTCCTTTGTACGCATCATACGAGCTTTCCGTGCTTTACGGACAGCTTCACGACGGACTTCATTACGCTCAGAACCTTCCTTTTCACCGCCACCTTGGCGCCCGGCAAAAGGCTTTTTGATCTGTTCCGTCATGAGATCAGCCATTGGGAAGTAGATACTCGCGTACTCTCTCTATTTTAAACAGTTCAGGAGGCAAAAGCTCATGCGGATAGGGCTCCAGAACATGATCTTTTCGTCCCAGGGGGTCGTTACCACCGGCTTCAGCTTTGTAAGCATCGAGGTAATCCAACATTTCCTGGCTGTATGCAGGAGCGTGGGCAGACGGAATATCGTCGTAACAATGAGAGAACGACGTAAGCTTCCGCTTCATACGGGAGGGATCTCCCATCCAAGAAAAATGCCACCCAGCATCGCAGTCGCCGTAAACCAAGTCGTTCGGGTTTCTACGAATTTCCGAAAGTGTCTGATCCAGGTGCTCGTGGAGAACAACTGTGCCGCAAGTCCAATTTGTAGGGGGTTTAGATGTATCGCGCTCTGGATCAACCACGCGGAGATCAGCTCGCCCGTAGAACATCGGCATCGACAGTCGGACGCATCGCTGAGGATCCTGTTTTGCCAAATCAACTGCAGCTAGAAGCGCATCTGCTTTAGGAATCTCGTCGACGTCACTAAAGAAAAATACGGAATCGGGTGGAGTCATCCGCATACCCACAGCCAGAGCATCCCGCTGGGAGTACTCCCGAACCCAAGGATTTGGCGCAATGTCCGGAGGAGGTAGTTCGACGTGTAGAACTTGAATTTTCTCTTCGGGAAGACCGAGCGCACGAATTGTTTCGACGCATGTAAAATCTTTCTTATCACCCTTAAAAGTACGGTCTGCATCTGTAATGATGAAACCGTCTACGATGTCCTTAAGAATATTGACGCGAAGCTCTAAAAGCTCCTTTTCGTCGAAATACAGAAAGCAGTCAAACAGCACAGCGTCTCTGAAGCTGTCAGTATATTAACGCATACTCGGAGTTACGTTACCGTTTCCGGCACGGACAGCTTGAGCTGATTCCGCTGCACGACGATTCGCGCGTGTCTTTTGCATGAGCTCCTGTTTAATATCCTCCATAGGATCCCCCGTGGGCTGAAAACCTTCCTCAAACACACCATAAGGTGCGTTCATAGGAGGTACAGGGGCGTTATAAGCTTGATCTTCTAGTTGACTTGTATACTCATCGCTACGCATACTGGCTCGCTGAGCCTTCATCTGACGACGAGCTGCTAACTCCTGAGCGTTAAACGCACGAGTAAACAAATCACCGGCTTCAAGAAACGGATCAGCCATTTTTAGAAGTCTTTCTTCTAATGTACTCGGAAGCGCGGCGTCTTGCTTCTCGCGCCTTATCCGTGTTCGCTACCTGAGTATTTACAGGTTTATCACCTGCTGTAGCGCGTTTCTTTTTCTCGTCGGTCGCCCGACGTTCTTCAGGACTAAGAGAAGCCCACGCGGAACGTGGGAGGTACCGCTCAGTACGACCTTTTTCGCGTGCTTTATCGGTCACTTGTACCCATCATGGCTTTAGCGGCTAAAGCCCGAGCCAGCATTTCGTTTTTTAGAGGGTTGATGAGACCTTGAGTAATCGAGTCCGATTTAGGCGAACTGTGAATCGCTTTGATCAGATCAGCAGCGTCGTTAAAAGCCCTTTCGCGAAAAGTAGATCCGCCCGAAAGGTAACTAACAAGATCGTCCGTATCCATGATCAGTCTTTTTTGGACTTTTCGTACTCTTCACGAGTTTGCCAGTCCTCTTTAGACCAGCGACTGAGACGATTCGACGAAGATTTTTTGCCTTCGTACGTACCGCCCGCTTCTTTATAGTACTTGGTTGCGAGCTGCATCGCTCGGGCTGAGTGACCCCCGAGTTTTTTACGAGCTTTAGCTTTCGCCGCTGCCCATTTTTTAGGGTCTCGTTTTTTAGCTATTTCAGCCATCAGTACAAAACGAAGACTCCACCAACGCTACCGCTAATAAGAGCAGTGCAGGAAAAAGGGTATATTTTATCTCCTTGTAAGTTCTCGGCTCTAGCATTTTGTCCTGGAGCGTCAGACATCTCTACTGCGAGGTACCCTTTTGACTGATTAGGGGTAGCGTCAACAAAGATAGCCCGACAAGCAGGAAAATTCACACGCCCTTGAGCTGGCGCCCAACCAAATCCACTGCTGTAAGGAAGACTAGCCGTCTGCCCGTAAATAGATCCAAACGCTCTTACGTCCATGAGTGATTTCTTTTCCTACATTATAGGTTCACTGCTCGCTCTCTTCGATCAATCGATCCAGATACCATCTTGCTTTTTTCAAATCCTGAACTTTGTTTTTGTGTTCCGTACGCCAGAGGTATTTAATGATGTTGCCACGGCAGTAGCTTTTAAACCCTTCGAAACCTAAAGCAGCTTTAAGCGCTTCGATACACTCAATTCCGCCTTGCGTATAATGCGCTGGATGATTTACAGGATCACTAAGCGGGGTTAAACCAATAAATCGTTCCGTGTTCCCGCTCGACAAATCTTCGCAATCTGTACGCGTCATCTCTAAATAAAGTTTGTTGGTAGTGGTGACCGTTCAGAACATAACACACCGACACATACTGTGCACCTCGATGCGGCACTTTACAACTTAAACATCTGTTTACAGTCTATCAAGTGATTAGACTTCTTAAGAAGTTCTTTAGTGTACTTAGTGTCGTCGTGTTTAATTAAACAGCACTCATGTGGAACGTAATGGCCTCCTTCCTCAACTACAGGTATCCAACGACGATGCTCGTACCCTGTAGGAACACTTTCAAAAGCTAACCCCATCGAACTGCGATCGGCTAAAGGCCAATTACGGATTCCGACAAGTTCATAACTATGCACAGGGTCCATACTCTGACTTTTAACGTACTTAACGGCATCCTGTTGATCCAAAATCATCGCACCGTAGTAGGGATTCGACACCTGTGCGAAAAACTTAATCTCTGGATCAACCACGAGCATTTTCTTTACCTCAAACCCGATGTCGTGCCAGACGTTAGGGGTCTCTCGCGTCAAGGAGAACGTGTGGTAGTTATCGAAAGGGATTTTCAGACCCTCGTACTCCTCGTATCTGACAAAACCCGGCTCAAAACCCGCTGCGCTTAACCTGTTTTTCCATCTGAACCAATATTTTAAATTTTCATACGTCAAAATCATATCGTTCTCTTGGTAAACATAAAAATCGGCTGTGTAATTCATACAAGCCAAAACAAGATCAGTTTTATGCGCCCAAGTAAGCTCCCACCCGGAATATTCAGGTCCGCAGACCTTTATTTCTATGTCTAATTCCAAAAAATAAGGCTCTAAAATACTTTTTAGAGTCTCTACGTCTTTTTCAGACTCATAATCTATGTAAATATTTATTTTTACTTCTAAGTCATAGTCTAAATAAGCACGAACAGTGTTAACTAAAGAATTTATACGTTTTAAAGGTTGGTGAGCCGTTATCGCGACCCACATTCGAGACCCAGAGAGCGTGGAGGTGTGAGTTTTCATCAGTATTCGATCGAGAAGTTCCCGCGACGCTGTAAAAACGTAATCAACCAAGTGTATGCGTCCAACAAATCGTCATGAGCTGTAGCACCGACGTTGATCAACTGGTCAAAAAGACCATCAAACTTACGATATTTATTAAACGTCACCTTTTTATTCTCTAACAACCCGAGAGTGCCCCTAAATCTAGCAATTTTGTCCCCTCGGAAACCCTTGACTTCGTGAATATGAAGATTACTTAGCCCCCGTTCGTTAAGAAGCACCCGCCTGAGGTCCGCCGCAAGGGATGCTTGGTACGCAACAGACTCAACCACAAGCGTAATCGTGGAATATGTCGGGAAAAACTGCCCATCTTGCTGCGTCAGAATACCCCATTCCAGCAGCATGTCGCAGAGCAGGTCGATTTTTTCAAGGTTTCCGATAGATCGACACTGATGTGCATCGATTATGTAATAGTTATCCTTAAGACGACCGCCTAGCACAAACGCTGTGTAGTCACTTGTTTCATTTTTACTGGCGGAGAGGTCGATACCGACAGCCAAACTGTCAAACTCGGTAACCACTTCACCCTTAATAAGTAGGTCAGGGGACACAACCAAGTCAGAGGTCATGACCGGCTGCTGTTGATACTGATACGCGAACGCAACGGGGTCGAGTTCTTTCTGACCCAGCAAGTAATCTGCGCTCCACTGTTCCGGCCAATAGCTGACTGGATCCCCACGGTCGTCGTACGTAATGGCTTCCTGCGTTACTTGTTTCCACCCTTTTTCTGGGATAAACATCGTCTTATGGATATCCAACGGATGGAAACGAGTTCCCAGGCAAATCGATCTTCCACCTTCAAAAATAATCGGAGCGATCACAGAGCTCCAGTTATTATTCATTTCATCCCTAATAGCAGGGTTTTTAATATCTGCACTAGACTTAATAGGGTCATCTACGATAACAATATGAGCACGCTTTGACGTAATAGAGCCTCGAAGCCCTGCAGCACGCAGGGTAAATTCTTCGTCACCAAGCCTAGGAATACCAGCGTAATCAAAGTCGATCGACCAGCCGATATCAGACTGCATACCTGATCGCAGCTTCACCCGTGGGAACACTTTGCGATAGTCAGGAGAGTCGATAATCTGCTTGATAATACGGCTCTTAGGAATAGCTGTAGCGATGTTGTACGAACAGTAGATAATCTGTAAGGGTCTCTTCTCCGTCGTGTGCCGTCCAATTATCCACGCGGTAAACAGGTTTAATACGGTCGACTTTGCTGAACCCCTCGGTGCCAGAATATCAAGGTTTTGTCCAGCAATATCCAGTAAGTACTTATTGGATTCACCTGTAATTAAATGTCTGTGCCACTCCAGCATGTGACGCGCCGGAGTTTTGTCTAGAATAGTACAAAACGTATGGAAGTCGTTAGCCGCTCTAGTGTATATAGTATCAATAGATTTGTCTGTGCTCTCTGAAGCTCTCTTAGCTTGCAGTTGAGCACTGCGGCGGTAAGCGAAAGAAGCGCGGCTAGGCATATCAACAAACTGACAGTACTGCTATATTGATTGTACTAGAAACTCAAACCAAGCATGGCGAAAATTCTCTGGTATGGAGATGCTTGTAGTAACACAGGATTTGGTCGTGTAACACACAGTGTTCTAGAGCATTTAAGCAAAGATCATGAAGTTTGCGTTTTAGGGATCAACTATACAGGCGACCCTCACTCACATCCATACAAAATCTATCCAGCGTGCGCCGGAGGATCCCAAGATCGGTTTGGAATCAACCGAATCCCAGAAATCCTTCAAAAGGAAAAACCGGACGTAGTTATCTGTCTAAACGATATCTGGATCGTCAATCAGTTTTGGGAGCGTTGTCACTTCCTTAAAGACGATCTGAAGTTCAAGTTTATCGCTTATTTCCCGGTAGATAGCGAAAGCTACTACCCGGACATGTTGCAGCACATGCCGTTCTGGGATCTTGCGATTACATTCACCGTCAACTGCGCTCACAGAATTCTGTCGCACGGAATCAACATCCCACGGCTGGGGGTTCTACCTCACGGTGTGGATAACGGCAGGTTCTACCCAACGGACAAAAAGGAAGCCCGTGAACAGATTGGGCTGCCCCTGGACAAATTCATCGTTTTCAACGGTAACCGAAACCAACCTCGTAAACGAATTGACCTGACAATCCAGGCGTTTGCCGAGTTTGCTGTCGATAAACCAGACACCATGCTTTACCTCCATATGGGGGCAAAAGATCTTGGTTGGGACGTGATGCCTTTGTTCCATCGCGAGATGACGAAGCGAGGTCTAGACGACAAACATCGACTGATCCTGACCTCACCTAACATGAATTACATGGACGCTCCTCCAGATACATTACTGAATACTATTTACAATGCTTGTGATGTAGGCTTCAACACCGCTGACGGCGAAGGCTGGGGCTTAGTGAGCTTTGAAAATGCCAGCTGCCGGAAACCTCAAGTTGTTCCGAACCACACAGCCTGTAAAGATATTTGGGACGGCGCTGCGCAACTCGTGGACATCGCCACGTGGGTTGTCGATAAAGATCTGGGTGTCGAACGAGGTCTCATTAACGTCGGACACGCTTCGCAGCTCTTGACAGAGTTGTACAGAGACAAAGCAATTTATGACGAAGTTGCTGACGCTTGTTACGCCGTGACGCAGCGTCCTGAATATCGATGGGAATCCGTTTCGATGGGTTTCTCGAAAGCTATCTCTGACCTGGCTATTTGATCATGCAAACAACTCATCGTTTCTTCCACGCGTACAGTGACGTCCTGTTTCCCGTTAAAACAGAGACTACGGGGGTACCGACGGTCTATGAGCAAGCAGAACAACTGGGCGGAAAATTTACCCGGATCGTAAACGGTCTGCCCGAAAATACGATCGCAAACTTCAACCCCTCCGTAATTCGATTTAACGAAACCAACTACATCGCTTGGCGTTGTCAGCCTCAACCGTTCGGGTTCAGGTACGACATGAAGTATTTTTATTTAAACGGACAACCTAATGATATCTATATTGGAATCTTAGGTAATGATGACGCGAGTGTAATCGGAACAAAGAAGCTGAGACCGAAAAAGCACAGATTAAGTTACGAAGATCCTCGCCTATTTAAGGGGCCTGACGAACAACTGTATGTGCAATTTATAACCTCAACATACGCTAGTCGATACGACACAAAAGATTACAAACTATTCCATCAACCCAAAGTGTCTGTCTGTTGGGTGAACGAAAACTTTGATGCTGTTCAGTCAGCCACGCCTCCGATTGGTGAGAACCTCGTAAAAGGTAAATCAGAGAAAAACTGGTGTTTCTTTAGCCGAAAAGATGAGCTGGCTTGTCTTTATTCAACTCGGCCTTTGATTGTCGAGAGCGAAAGAACCCCTCGAATTGAAGTAGATACTCAGGTTCTGGATACAGTAACGCGAGGTGCTCCTACTTTCAATTCGACAGCACCTATTGATCTAGGGTACTGTTATTTAATTTTTTATCACTGGAAACACACCACCTTTGCCCTCGGTGGTAAACCATATCTGCTATATCATGTGAGCGCTTATATGGTAGATAAAGAATTTAAAAAAGTAACATACATCGTCGATAAGCCTCTCTTTACGGGTTCTCTCAACGATCGAGTTATTGAGTGGACTGATTTAATGGGCGCGCCTGTTTCAAATCAACCGGCAGTGATCCTGCCATTCGGTGCCTACGTGCACGGAACAGAGCTAGTTATGTCACTCGGCGTAAATGATGCCTTTATGGGAATCTTTAGAACCCAGCTGGAGAATATTATGAGACTTCTAAAAAAAGTGCACTAAGACTTTTCTTCGTTTTCCATCGTTGTCCAGATGAGTAATGAGGCGTCCTCTAATAAAGCTTGGACGCCTGGTTGCCCGTCAAACGTCTGAATGAGCTCGCGCAGACAGCGATCAGCGCCAGCAAGTAATAAGCCACGGCGATCAAGGCCGTCAGAAATAGCCCGTACCGCCTGAATGTGACTGCGAAGCTCTTTTTGCAGCGCTGATATTTTAGTGGCTGCGGTAGCATAATCTAACATTTGATTCTGAGTCATATCTCGCACATTACGGATATCCAGTTGAAGATCGTCAATCTCGCGCAGCAAGACCTTACGAAGATCCTCTTTTGGATATTTTTCCTGAATCCAGGCCGTAAGATCGGAGATACTCCCAGCGTAGGCGGGGTTTAAAAAACGAGCATAAAGATAAGCTTCAATGTCTGATGTAGTGTTTTTTGCATAATATACAAACGCGTCTTTCTGAGCTTTGTCGAGCGAAGATAGCCACGAGGCAACCGTGGTGGAATCCCCGATAGCGGATTTGATCATGCGAATGCTCGCTGGCCGGCCATCGCCATTCCAGCACCGAACCGTTTCAATGCCAACTGGCCTTCGACCTGACCACGCTGCAGGGCTAGGGCATTACGTGTATCTTCTTGAGCTTTAGCGATATTCAAGTTAGTCTGAGTTGTCGCCAGCATCTGCTGGTTACGCGTTTTAGCGGCCTCTAAACCGGTCTGAGCTGCTGCAGTTGCAGTAGGCAAGAGCAGCTGAGTCTCCCCTTGTAATCCAGTTTGCTGCAGCGCACCAGCCGTGGTACCGAATTGCTTAGCTAACGCAGAAGCGGTTTCAGGGCCGAGCATCTCGGTTGCGAGCTTCGCTTTGCCTGCAGCTTCTCCCAGCCCGATAGCACTGCTAGCGAGCTGAGATGCAATACCAGTCTGAAGACCTGCCGCTGTTAAGTCTTTTTGTTTAGCGACATCAAACTGCCCTAATGCGCTTTCAAGTGCGACATTGGCGCGATTACCGAGCAGACCCGTGTACGCACCGGTCATAGCGGCAAGTTCCTGTCCAGCTAGAGTCGATCTGACTTGACCGGGAATAAGTTGAGCGTAAAGGGAGGAAAAATCTGCTTGTCCTCCACCGCCGCCACCGAAAAGAGCTCCTCCCAAAGAACCGAGACCGCTAAGTGCGGAACCGACGCCAAAAAGTGTACTGCCCAAACCCGCAGCTCCGGCGGCAGCTCCTCCTGCAGCAAGGCCGCCTCCCCCTGCAAGAAGAGGCATCGAAGCCGCAGCAGCAAACGGAATTGGCATAATTATCCTCGGGGGCGGATGTTGAAAGGAGCCGTAGATGCTTTATAGATCTCGGCGAAGTTAGAAAGATTCGGCGTCATTGCCGAAACCGTAGCAAGACCTAACGCCATTTGCTGACGAGCGTTAGCCTCAATTTGAGCCGTTTTAATGGCTTGCCACGCTTGGATGTTTTGACGTTCGATCTCTGCCGCTTGCTTCTGACGCTCACGCGGAGCACGCAAGGCGCTAAGAACCGTGGAAGCTTCGATTAAGTTACGGGTTTTGATCCGGCTTAATTCTTCCTGATACGCGGGGTCGGCGTAGCGATCAATACGCTCTAAGATCTCAGATGTAATAGGTTCTTGTGCTTGCTTAGCTCCCTCCCCTTCCAAAGAAGGTCCCGTACTTGGAGCGGATGCACCCGGAGTGGGACTTTCGGTTCCTGCTGCCGGCTGATCCGAAGCTCCCGTATCACCAGAATCGGGGCGTTTCGCTTCAGGTTGATCTACCGACGGCATCTCAACAGCAGCCTGCGCAGAAGGAGTGTAGCCCTTGGGATACTTTCCTGTAGCCTTCTTAAAACCCTCAGGGCTTTGATAACCGTAATAACTGTCTACGAAGTAAACAGGCTTACCGTCCGTATAAGCTAACTGACCCGGTGGAATGTAGCCAGTCTGAGCCACGTCGCGGTTGATCGACCCCCCTTGATAACGAGGAGAAGAGAATCCGGGGATTGCCGAGAGTGCTTGATTTAAAAGGTCGTAAGCGTCCACGTTCAAGCAACTCCTTAGGTGGGTCCAGCAATAGATTGCAGGACGTTGCTGTTATCCAGTCTATCTTGCGCTAACACGTTCTTAATCGCCGAATCAAGAACATTTTGAGCGAAATTGTAGGAAGAGCCCACGCGTTCGCGTTGGATATCCCCAAGAGAACGAACCTCTTGCTGCTCGATAGCAGCTTTACCACGAGCAAGTTCGTTCAGATACTCGTATTGCCTCTTAAGTTGCTCCATCTGCATTTGACGTTCATTAAGGCTCTGAGCCTGCCTTTCTAAACGTTGCTCGACACCTCCCATAAACTCCCCTGGAGTATCCAGCGGAGGCAAGTCGAAACCGAGACTATTTAAAAGATTACGTTTGAATTGCTCGTTGGCGTAATACTGAGAGTACGCAAGCTCAGGCGCCGCGCCCTGGAAATAAGGCTTACTAACGGAAGATTCCGCTACATCGTACTGAGACGGAGCAGCCGCAGCCGAAGCAGGGCCTGCCACTTTGTTTGCAACGATATCCGAAAGCAAGCTCATTAAGAACTGCCCGGCAGTAGCAGCAACAGGAGCAGCCATTAACTTCCAGCGGGATTATCGTAAGAAGTTCCGGACGGGATCTTCTTATTTGATTTTACACCTTCAGTCTCACCTGGGGGGATAATTCCAAGGCTCAACTGATGTTTGGAGGGAAGTGAAGCGGTCTGAGGAAAATTAGACCGAATGTATAAACTCAAAAACGAAGAAGGATTCAGAGGTGGAGAATCCCTTCGAACGTCGAGTTCTCGCAGCTGTTGCTCTCGGACGTTCATGTTAGCCCAGTTCCTGGTAAGCCACAGAAGCAGGAATGGAGCTACTGGAGGGCGCGTTCAGAACAGAGTATTGCCCACCATAGTTAGGGAGATCGTACTCAAGAGGACGTTGACGGCTAAGGTACTCAGCACCTTCCATCCCGTCGTTACGAAGGTTCTGTACAAAATCCAGGAACATCTCCATCAAACCAGGATCCTGGAACAACATGCCTACGAGTTCCTGCAGCTCTGCTTCATCGGAAGGAGAGGTCGCCGTGGCCTGCAAGCGACGCATTAACTGCCCACGAACCTCAGGCTGAGAGTTATCGGGATATCCGTTCAACGACCGAGTAGGTGACGTCATAATCCCGTCCCCTTCCCGACCGGGCATAGGAGGCGCAACCCGGTGAAAATTACGCAAAACAGCGGCAGTCATAGGAGCCGCAGCAGCCATTTCGGCAGGGGTTTTAGGGCAAGGAAGACCTAAAACACGAGATGCGAACTCATAATCCTGGGGACTAAACACCTGAACACACCGCCTCTGTTGCTTCCATCTTAGACGCAATCCGAAGAATATCGCCAGGCTGGACGTCCAAAACTAAACAGATGCGCTCCAGCACTTCCGGGGAGGGAATGTAAAACTTGTCGGAGTAAATCTTCCGTGTCGTAGTGGGCGACAGATCAGATATTTTGCTGAATTTAAAAGACGTAATATTTTTATCGTCCAGCACCGATCGTAAAGTGTTGACTAGACGACCTTCGGTGGGGTAAGAAGAATAAAAAGGCATCGCGCTGCCTCAGGTATCAGTATCTTAACTATATATTGACTAAATAGGATTCGTCCAAATTCGAGTCCATAATAAGGGTGTTACAGCTGAGGGCGTTTAATTTAAACCACGCTGATAAGTCGTAACCAGACTCTTCTCCGAGTCTCTTTATATTACATAGTAAAGGTCTGTCCTCATAGACACTACAAATGCCGTTTATTAGTTTTGTGCAAGCACCAGTATCGTCCGTATCGTAAGGAAAGTCTCCTATAGCTTTATACATAACTGGAAGATCCTTGTAGCTCTCTAAGTTATCTCTAATTTCCTGTATTTTTGTACAGCATAGCCCACAGCTAGTACAAGGGAAATCCATACTCAGAATCCCAGATTCTTAGCTCTTACAAATTCGAGATTGTAAGTAGTGAGACTTACGGGAAGCGCTTCGTTATTAAACGGATGCGGATACACCTCTCCTTCTATGTGCGCCTGCCACGCTGGGCTCCACTTGGCGTGGAGGTAGTGCTTGTTCATCTCGTGGGCGATATGGATTTTTTCGGCTAAAGCAGGCTCGCTTCGCCAGGTCTGCGACCCGTCGGCGTAATCCCCGCAGGTTTCTCCGTGGAAATAAGGGACACCTACAGACATATGACGTTTTAACTCCTTGTGTTTGAATCTCATCCCGTAGTCCATATCCTCACAGTACGCAGGATATAAGTTCTCATCGAACAAGCCGTACTGTTGTACAACCCAATCTTTTAGAAGAAAAATATCCCAGCTCCCGTTCTCTCCGTGAACAATGCCTGTATCAGAATCTTCCGCGTGAGACACCATAGTTTTCAAGAACCCCGGTGTATACATAAGATCATGGTTTGTAATGATCCAATACGGCGCGTTCATAAAGCATTTAATTATTAAATTCCACGCTCCCGAACACCCAATGTTAGCGGGCATATGACATACAACTACATTCTTCACGTACTTGTGAGGAAGCTTAGGTAATAGATCAAGTTCTTCAGTAATCTGGTTACGTCCATTGTTATTAAATACAACAAAAGTATCTACAGGATAATCTATACTGTAGAACAGTCTGTACACCCAATGAGGTGCATTAACTACGGCAGTGCCTAAAACAGGTATCGTCATAACAAGTCTAAGCTGCTAGTATGTTAACACCCTCTGAAACCTAATGGCTACCTGCGTCTGGAATCCAGAGTTAGACCAGATCACTGCAGCGCAGGGACTGACCTTCTTAATGCACCGGGACGAATCAGCTCAGTGCCAGATGCACAACGTCGGAGTACCCGAGGCAGCAATCATCAACTGGGCGAAAAAACAGTTTGCCGACAAAAATAAAACTTTTATCGACGGAGGAGCTCACATGGGCGTCTACTCTGTCCTTCTCGCAGATAGCTTTAAGGAAGTCCATGCTTTCGAAGCCCAGCACAGGACGTATTTACAGCTCTGCGGAAACCTATTTTTAAACGAGAAAGAAAATGTACGTCCGTACAACGTGGCCATCACAAGTCCGCCCAAAGCAAATCAAATAACAACTCTGTCAATCGTATCGGAAGACGGCGGAGGATCAACCATTTGCCCTCCCCACGCTCCTGTGCTCTCGACGGAAAAGGTTGCGACAAAAACAATCGATAGCTACCACATTGAGAATGTTGGGCTAATCAAGTTGGATATAGAAGGTAATGAGCTCTGCGCTCTAGAGGGGGCGCGGAATACAATCGAAAAAAGCAACAAACCTCCGATCATTTTCGAAGCAAACAACGACGCATGGTTCGCCGACCAGAAAAAAGAGCTATTTAATTACCTAAACAAAATCGAGTACGACATCGTAGAGATCAGACCTTTTAACAATATGTATGTAGCTCTTAAACGTCAATAACAATAAGATCAATACCTGCTTCAGAAAACATAGCCTGGGACATATTGAAGCTCTCTTCCCAACGATCCGGGATTGTGGTGTTCGGAACAACGACTCGCCGAATACCTGCCTGGATCAAGAGGGTGCAGCAGCTGCTACAGGGTATAAAAGGCCAAACATAAATATCAGCATCAGCAAGAGAAATTGCATTTTTGGCTGCCTGCGCAATCGCATTAGCCTCTGCGTGGACAGTGCGTAAATACTTTTCATTCCGGTTCTCCAAACGACCAGGCAAATCGGCAACCCCGCGTGGGAAACCGTTGTATCCGGTTGCCAGAATACGACGGTCTTTAACGGCGACAGCACCAACTTGAGTACTAGGGTCTTTAGACCAACTGGATATGTGCTTAGCAAGTTCGAGAAAACGAACGTCCCACTTAAGAGTCATATCAGACGAAAGCAACGCGATCCGATGAGGAGTCTGAGCACAGATACACCATGCCTGGAGCCCACTCCTCTAACCTACCTGTCGTGTCGTTTTTAACGATATAGAAAGGTTTACGGGTCCCCGTCTTCGTTTTGCTCTCGCCGTAGTCAACGATAACGCCAGTTCGATTTGGTCCGCCAAGATTTGCGCTGGGCTTGCGCTTACCGATCCGATCTCCGATTTGAAATTTCATGTTGGGTTTGCGAGAGGACATGGTTTTCAAGCAGTTGTTTGCGTCTAAAACCGCAAAGACTGCCCGCATTCTATGTAGAGACGAAAGAGTCTCATCTTTAAACTCGTCAGACCAAAAAGCGTCTACACACGCAATAAGAAGTTCGCGTTCAGATAGTTTCGTCGCGCTCATGTTTGATGTAGTAATCGCAATCTTGATCTGATGTGGGATCAAAAAAGTTGGCGTAACTCTGCCAACGAGAAGGCTCAGCATTAAACCTACGGCATTCCAAACGCTTAGGACAACCCTGGGAGTTGGAGCAAAGCGTAATGTCAGCCATAGGAAGATACTGAGTAGCCGACCCCGGATTCGAACCGGGACTTGAGCGATTTTAAGTCGCTTGCCTCTGCCGTTGGGCTAGTCGGCCAACGATGCCAGTATACAGGCATCTTGGTGCCTACGCCAGAAGTACAGTCGCTTTTCGTGAACTAGGTGCCACGAGCTGACAAAACACATGTCACCCCAGATCGAGGAGACCCGAACACAATCGTCTTCGAGCTGCTCGACCGAGGTGCACGCGTCCAGCTCAGTTGCCTCAGGATTCAAGGCGGGCTCGGTAGGCATCAGCTTCAATTTTGCAGGTCAGGTGCGCCCGGTTACTCGAAGCCCGAACACCCTGGTTAACAAAGTTTAGTATGCACTGTTCGTAGTACTCTCGCCGCAACTTTGCGTTTTCATTAAAAACTGGGCTGTTTTGCTTCATGAACGCAGTACCCATCCCAAACGCAATCAAAAAGGTCGAACCGACAAGAGCTGCCACGACCGAGGAGCCGATGATATTAGGGGCTCGCCACACGGCAGCGGCTACAGGAAGTCCCCTTGTGTCGATGCGGATCTGATTGTTCATGTGATTTGGGTGTGAACTGTGCTTATCATAGCACGTCATGACGCGCCCCCGGTAATGGGCTTTATTGCTGCGCCCACAGACTTTGCATTATTATATTGCTAGCAACGAACTGACACATGCCTGTCTTGCTCGATGAGAAGTATGAGATTACACACGACTGGTACACAAATCTTACTCGGAGTTACGAAGCGCTCCAATCCGAGCCACGAGCGCAAAAACTAAATTTCAAACCTGATTCTAAGCGACTCATCCTTGAGATCGGTATCTACGAAGGCGCTTCCACAGTTTGGTGGTCCGATAACTTCCTAGAACACCCCGAAAGCCGCTTGATCACGA